ACTTTATCCATTTCAGCTTTTGCTTCTATGATTTCTAAAGACGTAACCTCTTTGGTTTTCTTTGATTTCGCTTTTTTAGACTTTGTTGCTTCTTTCACATCTTTGTCTTCGTGAAACAAATCCGACACAAAATCAAAAAACTCAGTCACATTTTCTTTTCCCATAAATCCCCAGCGAGAAATCACCCACAATATATCGTATTTCAATAAATTTAATTGTACCGCACCGTTACGCATATAGCGTTCTTTGTGCATCATTTTCTCTAATCTATTCATCTTCTTCTCCTGTCTTTGGTAAATTTTCTATGCTGTATTCTGGGAATATTGTGCCTTTGCGTAATTCATTAAAACGAACTTTATTTTCAGCATTCGCCTGCAATAATTGCTCACGATATTCCAAAAATTTATTCCGTTGTTCTATCGCGCCATCTTCTGTATTAGACACAGCATAGCCCTCGACCTGTTTGTCTAATAAGGAATAAAACAAACTTCCTTCTGATTTATGAACGAATGACCCTAATACAATGCTGCTTTTAATTTCACAATCACCCTCTAACACCGGGTCAAAATACCAAACTTCTGTTCCAATCGGATACACATCTATTTGTTTCATTTGTTACCTCCCATGGCCAACGCTGTCAATCTATTCATTTCAGCAACCGCTTTATGTTCGTTCTTTGCCAAACGTGCCACGAATTCTTTGTCTTGTTTTAATTCTTTCAATTTGAACGCAGCAATCTCTGGCGTTTCTTGTCCCGCATTATAATTCTGCAAATTCTTTACACCACCTTGTGCAGCACCAATCGCATAGAACAATTTAGTTGCTTTATCAGTTCCTAATGTTGATTCAATTTTATTTAACTCTTCTTCGGTGAATCCTGTCTTTGCCGCAATATCACGAACCGCCTGTTGTGCAACCGCAGTATTAGCCTCGTAATCCGCACCCCATTCTTTCTGCAATTCTTTTATTCCGTTTTCAACATTAGCATTCCATTTTTCTTCTTCTGCTTTTTTATTTACTTCGTCTTGTGCCGCAATGAATGTTGCTAATTCTGTTGCTTGTTTCTTTGACAAACCTAATTCAAACAGTTTTTCAGATGCTGCTTTCGCAAAATCTGTATCACCCAATTCATAACCCTTCGCATCATCTGGGCGACCCAATGCTTTGAACACCTCGCTCAAATCCCTGTTGCCTTCAGCATCAGCTTTTGGAATACGAATCAAATCGTTCTTATCCATGCCAACATATGCTTTTGTATCGCGTAATGCTTTCACAACAGACGCCGCATCTGTATAAGTGCCGGCCTGTAAATACCCTTTGTCTTCATCACTTAAACCCCAACTATCATAAAATGGAGTTTGTACGTTGCCGTTTTCATCAGCCATCATCTATCCTTTTGTTTCTTTGTTACATACTTACCGGCCCAGACATTAAATCAGAACCGAAAGCATCCTTTGGTTCAGAAGCACGCGGATGAATTGCTTTATCGCGCTCTTCTAAAATTGTATCAATAATTATGTTTTTGCCAATCTCGCAGAATACACTGTTGGTATTCATTCCATCTTTGGAACCTGTCATTGGATTTTTATTACGCATGGATTCTAACCATGTAATAAAATCCGCTGGCAAACCAACAAGTGCTGCTTTAACCGTATTGTTTGGTTTAATCATTACGCACCACCATTAGTAATCTGTTCTGCTGTTGCTATGTCTTTCATTGCTTTGCCAACTTGTGGCGCCGCTTCAGTCATTGCCATTAATTGTTGTTGCTGTTGCTGCGCTTCATTGAGAGCCGCGCTTTCTTCCGGAGTCCTCATAACACTTGCTGGTATATTCAAGTTCTCTTGCATATAACGCACAACTTTGTCTATATCTATGGTGTTTACAATACTGGGGTCTATTTGTGCAAATTGAGCAACGGTTCCAACCATGTTAATCGCTGAATTAACACTATCACCTCTTTGTCCTTTTAACATTGGATTCGATAATATAATATCAAACTCTGTATCCAAGTCCTTTAATTCCGCTGGCATCTGTGGTAATATTCCCATTTCACCATAAATCGCTAATTCAGTTTCAATCAACGGTAATAAGAATTCACGAGAAATTCTATCGCCACTTGGCGCAACCAAGTTTGCACGCTCGTTGCTTTTAATCATAGCGTCTGTTGCACTACGGCTTTGCGTGTCGCTCATCAACGCCATGTACTTTGCCAGCAACGCTGTTGCAATACTGTCTTGGTATTTCTGAATTAAGAAATCCATTGATGGTAAATCGCCATACGCACGCAACGCCTGCACCATTGGACGACCTTCATCATCAATACCACCTTCAATCACAGAACCAGACGCGGTCACTTTGCGACCATCAATCACATCACTGTTGGTTAACAATGTGGGTTGACCCACCAAGTCTGTCTGTTTAATAAAATTAAATTGCAAACTGTTCAACGCCTTAATCGACGGCAACACAGACATACATGGCGAAAAACCATATGAATTTGAACTTGAAGGAAATACTGCGCTTCTAAAGCATATATAACACATGTGCTTTAATTCGGTTTCTTCAATAATTTGTTTGTTCGTTAAATCAATATACGCACTGTGATAATATCCACTCTTTTCAAATGAGGGTTCAACCGCATGCAACAATGTAATATTGTCATCCAACCACTTCAAATCTTCGCGGTCTTTATATTTATCTGGCATATAATCTGGAAATACCGTCATTAAATTACGCATTGTGTATTCTACTTTACGATAAAACGTATTTACAAATCCGTATGCGTCTTTTTCAATACAAAATTCATGAACAGGTAAAGCCTGATAACTAATGCACTTGTGTTTATAGTCTGGGTCCAACTGCATAATCGCATGACCGAACACTCCAGACGACATATAACATTCGTTCATTGCCGGAGAGAAATTACTATATGCAGAATAACGACGATTATAAATAAATTTATTCTCTTCATCCAGCATCGGGCCGTATTTTTTCTGAATTTCCGGGTCAAAGAATTGTAATTTGTGCCAGACATATGCCTGCGGCGTTAACATAGAATTTAATACAGCCGCGTAAATCGGTAACATGCTCTGTGCTGTATCGTCAGTTTTCGGAATCAACTGGGACAGATTACCGTTCGAACGTTTTACACGAAAGTAGGCGTTTTTCGGGTCACAAAAAACGGAAAGCTCTTCCCATTTTGGTAAATAGCTTTCTCTAAACGATTCAAGTTTTGAATTTCTTTCTATGTAATAATTTATATCTCTGTTTTTTTGCATTGGCATTCCTTATTGTTTGATTATATAATATTACACCAACTTATTTATTTCAAGTCTTTTTCAAACGCCCAACTAAATCCACCTGTTTGTTTTATCTTTCCGTGACAACACGATGATATGTACTTATAATTAACGCCTGTTGCCCTCATGGCCTCTCGCGCACCATTAAATCTACCAATAATTTTACCATCTTTTATTTGTAAAACAACTTTATAGAAAGTACTATCAGAACCAAATTTTCCTTCATGCGGGTTTTTTCTACCTAAATATTTCCAGGAATGCCGTTGGTTTTCTTCATTACTCAGCCATTCCAAGTTAGGAACGCAATCATCTGTTCTAATTCCATTTTTATGATTTACTTGTGGTTTGTTTTCGGGGTTCGGAATAAATGCTTCAGCCACCAGACGATGAACTAAGTGTGGCTTTTTCTTTCCATTAATAGATAGTGTAACAGCTAAATAACCTTTATTCATCTCATATGTAGATAAAATAACCCATTCGCCACTAAGATTACTACGCACTCTAGCAAAATTACTAACCTGATAATGGGCGTTAATATCTTTCCATACTTCTTCGGTATACATCAGCCCTTCCTTGCCTTAACTCAAATTAAATTCCACTCGACCCCAATGTGGTTCGTGTGTTAGATAACGCCTGACCTATTGTTCCCGCCGTACGATTGCGCGACCCTTGTAAAAATGTAGACAACAATCCTCGTTTATTGCGCTCGTTTTGCATATCAGCACCAGTTTCACCCAAGTTTATCAGAGGATCTGGTGTTTTCTGTACCACTTGTTGAATTTTTGGTGCTTTATATCCCATTTTATTCTCCTGTTATAATATCACCGTAGTATGACACGTGATTGTCATACAAATCCATATTGTTATTATAACGAGTTTTGATAGCGTTTGCAAGTTCAATCTTCACGTGCTTCTTTCTCAACACTTGTCCTGCATATAACAATGATGCAACCACGTCTTGGGGCAACCCGTGCCGGTTAGAGAATTCTTGGAACAAACCAATTTGGGACAATCCAGGTATACAATCCTTGGAAAACCTTGCATTGTTCAACAACCACCGACCATTTTCAACTTGTTCTTCGCGTAACAATCTTTTAATGCGCACAACATTAAATCCTTCGCGTTTGAATGTTTGTACCAACGACAACATTGTTTCTTTATTAATTGTTGCGGCATCAAACGGTAATGCCACATTACGAATTCCTTGTTGCCGTAAATAATCAAACCAATATTGCAACGGCTGATTGTTTTCCCAAATAATATTTGTTACGATTGGCGTTGTTGTGGTTTCTGCCACAATAGTTGCAACTGTATAATCACGTCCCGCAGAATGTGAAATATCAAACACGGCGGTCTTGGTGGCCGACGGGATATTAACAACCGTGGTATCAGTTGGTTCTAACAAGCGTGGTGGTTTGGCATCAAACAAAGATTGTAATTCTGGATAAAAAAGAGCTGTCATATTAGGTCTACCTTCATCAATAAAAGAGAAATCGCATTCAAATTCGACATTGAACGATTGTTCTGCCTGAGTCATAGACATACCGGAAGCCAAACAGAATTTAATATGTTCGTCATGGATTTCTTTAATACGTTCTGGAGGGAACGCTTCGGGGTTATCATACACAGATATTTTTTTAACGAACCAATTTGGGTCATCTTTGTATTCTTTATACAATTTATACAGTCTATAATCATCATCCACACGTGCGGTACCCAAGAACGCGAGCCAACCGTTCCGGTCTGCGAGACAAGGGAGTATAACTTCGGCTATAATTTCTGGTGGCACCTGAGAGATTTCGTCTACGATACAGTTTCCGGTTATTATAGGCCGCCTACCGCGAACAACCATTGTATGTTCTGGCATCTCAACGCAATACACAGTCTGCTTTTGCGAATTATATTCTTTGGAATCTATCTTTATTTGTACCTCATCTTTTTTGTGCATAAACAGCCTATACACATCATTGTATTTATCTGACCTATTGTCAACTTGAACACCTGTTGTTGCAATGTATCCAGCCATAAAAGCAACAGCCTGCACAAAATCTCTGTTGTCTTTATCGGTACTACTATAATATAATCCCGTGGGATATTTGTATCCATCCCATTCCGCGACTTCTTTAACAAAATCCTCTGCTTTATTTATAAGAGATTCCAAAGAAAAGAACGTTGTAAGTTTTTTTGTTATATTTGCTGGCGTGGTTATATTATATACCGCGTATTTTCTTTTATTCCCAACGCTTTTAGTATATTTTATGCCATCGACTTGTGATAATATATTATCCAGTCTTTTTATTTTTCGTTCTTTTTTTATACTTATAACCCAAGCGGCAGTTGCGTGTTTTCTATGATAATCAGTTGTATATTTCAAACACCCATCTACTTGGAGTGCTATAGCCAATTTTTGTATTGGAGCGAGTTTCTCATGTACCAACTGTTTTCCGGATGCGTGCCACACCATATGGTTATTAAGTTTGTCTGCGGTAACTTTTTTCCATATATTTCTACGCCCATCTCTTACCAAAAATTCATGATTTGGGGTACACGTAACGTCACCAGTCAGTTTACCAAAATCAACATTCATAGTCTCTCTATCAAGGAACTCAAAATATTTAGTTGGGTACGCAAAAGATACCGCGTGAGATTCTTGGTTAAACTGCGCTAATTTTATTTGTCTATTTTTGGTAACGACATCACCGATTTTCATCCAACCAAATTCTGTTAGGACTTCTGTATTATAATCGAAACAGCCATCGAGGTATCTACCGCGGTATTTTTCAGCAGTTCTAGCACCACCAAGTGTTATTTGAGCTCCATTAGCGAGGGACAGGACCCCTGCGGTTTTATCAACTTTGGTAATATAACCTTCGCCGTTATCGAATCTAGCGAACATACCGATAGTATTAGCCATAGATTGTTCAGCCAACGGGGAAATAAAGAGGTATTGTCCATCTTGGGGTCCATTATAAGCACGTTTTAATTTTTCAGCAACAGACGCAAACGTTTTTCCGCAACGTCTATGACACAACAAAATAGCCCTGTGCCAATTTGCAGTGTGGAAATCTTCAAAAACTTTCCTCGGAGTATAGTTCATGCCATGAACTATACCAACGTTTTTAACTTTTGTCAAGTCCAGATACGCATTGCCGCAGGCCTGAATACACAAAGTCCAAAAATAACTCCGTTTTTTTCAGAAAATGTGTGAAAAATAGTTGAAAACATGTTGTCACGGGGTAACTCAAAAGTGTGTAGTTAAAGTCCTAAATGTCCGTTTTTAACATCGTGCACAAAGTTTAAGGTGATAGGTCTCCGTGTCAAATCAAGAAATAACTACAAACTCTTTTTTTTGTGGTGACATTTTAATTTTGTGTTGTCATGTTTTGAGTGGGTCAGTGAAGATGGCGGGAACGAACGCCCAGCAAGCCTTTCAGGGGGTTGGGGGGGGCGGTGCTATATTGTTTTTTGATGGTTAAAGACTTTTGTAAATATTTTATATAGAGTACTATACTTGCCGTTGTCAAGGGGCATTGAAAAAAAAATAAAACAAAATCGTTGCGCCCCGGGCCATCATAAAAAAAACACTTTATAAAAAACACTTTTTACTTGACAAGTTATATTTTTTTCGGTATAATCATAACACGATTTAAAGACTTGATTATTTTGTCAAGTTTTTAATCAGAACCGCCCGCCTGCCGTTATTGGTTGGTTGGTATAAAATAACAAAATAAAAATAAAGGTATAAAAAAAATGAAAGTATATTTTAACAAAATACAAAACACAAGTGAACAATCGATAACAAAATTTTATTTTAATAAAAACCATCAGTTATTTGATAATTTGGAGTTCTTACAAAATAAAATAAAACAATTGATTGATTCAAATAAAACAAGTGAATCAGTGAAAAAACAATTGCGCAAGCTTGCGCAAGTTGATTTTAATAAATACGATTGTTTTTATATTTATAGCAATGTATTTTGCTTTGGTATTGATACACAACACAAAACAATTGATTATTATAAAAATGAATATGATTCGGTTGTTGACTTACAAGGGTATAAGGAAAATTATAATTGCAAAGTCCCCTCCACCCGTGGTGGTGACAATGATAAAATCAACGCAGATGATTTTTAATTGTTGCGAATCATAGCATAAAAATACCCGCCCCCGCGGGTATTTTTATCAGATAAAAAAAATTATACCCGCCCCGGCGGGTATAAAAATAAAAAAATAAAAAATAAAAAATAAAAAATAAAAAGAAAAGCAATGAAAAGAAAAGAAAAATTTTATATTGATATAAAGCAAAGAAAAATTTGCAAAGGTGCAGAATATCAATACAACACATTGACTATAAATACCACAAAATTAAAGTGGGATAAAATTTATAGACAAAGGTGCATCGATAGATTTGCCGCAATATTAAAACAAAGAAAAGAAATTAA